CGCTAAGCCTAGCTGCGCAGTTGTATTGTACAACTACCACAGCAAACACAAAGCTCATTGCAGGCTTTCAGCGTAGGCTACTGCTGCGGGGTCTGCGTCAACCTGGCCGGATGCGACGGCCACGGCCAGCGCTTCGCCTTCCAGCTCGATCACGTCATCGGGCTTGCCGAATGCGCCTTCGACCAGCACGCGGGCCTTGGTAGCTGTGGTTTGCTTTTTGGTTGCCATGGTTGTTCCTTGAATCGCAATGGAAAAGCCGCCCGGCTTGTGGCGGGGCGGCTTTTGCGTGGGACTGCTTAGGTGGCCGAGTTGGTGTAAACCTTGATCGCGGCAGTGTCCAGCAGGTTGGAGCCTGTGCGCATCCAGCCGCAGAAACCGACTTGACCGTTCAGCGCAAAGGCCGAATCGTCAAAGCGGCGCAGGCTGGTCGAACCGGCCACGTCGCGGATCACGAACTGCGAGAAGTCACCGAACGCGATGGACTTGGCGTTGGCTGCCATGGCTGCCACGTCATCGTTCACCGTGTAGGGGTAACCGCAGATGGTCGAAGGCGTGCCACCGCTGATGCTTTCGTTATCGCCTGGGTTCCAGATCGGACGGCCCGATGTGTCTTTCAGCTTGCGGATGACGGCCACAGACGTGTCGCGCAGCATGAAACGGGCGCCGCGCGAGCGGTAGGCGCTGTTTACGCTGTGGATCAGGTCGATCAAGTCGTCATAGATCACCGTCAGGGTTTGGCCGGTGGTTCCGGTCTTGCCTGCGCCAGCGCGGGCGATCACACCGAAGGGCTGGCCGGTGCCGGTGCCGGTGGTGTAGTGCTGGTTCGTGATGCGGCCCAGGCGCTGCGCCAGGCGGTTGACCACGAACTGAACCACGTCGATAGCACTGTCTTGGATCAGTTCCACAGGCAGGGCGATCTTCTTGGAGCTGTACTTGTAGGGGTTCACAGCCACCGTGCCAAAGGTGATATCAGCACCAGTAGCCGCAGCGTTTTCCGCCACGATTTCGCCCACTTCCGAAGTGCCGTCGCTGGTAGGCCAGTTCAGCGCGTTGCCGCCTGCGGTGGTAATCACGTTCGCCACTTCGCGCATTCCGCCGAATGCCTTGAGCGAATCAACAACCATCGTTGCGATTTCAGCGGGCACGGTGTATCCGCCTTCAGCCGGGGTGGTGGTGCTCATGGCGTTGCGGATGGCAATGGCCTGCTCTGCTGACACGTTGTTACCGTGGCGCAGGTACAAGGCAACGGCGGTCATGGCGTCGATGGTGTCGCCCGATGCGTGCTTTGCAACGTCCTTCGCTGCGTTGTCGAAGTGCTTTTCAGCGTCCAGTTCGCGCATCCGCTCGATGCTCTTGATCTGGTTCTGTGCGCGCTCGATTTCGTCCGCGATGTTGTCAAACGATTTCTGCTCTTCAGCAGTCCACGTTTGCGAGCCCTTTTCGGCCAGTTGGTGATTGGCAGTCTTTGCGAGGTCTGCAATTTTCTCGCGCAGTGCGGTGATGTTGTCCATATGGACCTTTCAAAATGAAAAAACCCGCTCGATGGCGGGTCTGGTCAGGGCATCCGGCCCTAGCGGTTTGCTTGCGCGAGAAGCGCTAGGCAATCTGTGCAATCCGCAGGCGGTTGGCGTTTGCTGCGGACATAAAAAAACCCGCCTCAGGTGCGGGTTCTGTTTCGTTCTTTACGGGTTCAGGTGGATCTGGTTCCGGCTTTGGTGGGTTGGCAAAGGCGCTCAGGTTCCATGTGTTTTTGGCGGTTGTCTTGTCGGTGATGCTGTCAATGAAGCCGTATTCGAGTGCCTCTTGCGCGGTGAACCACGTTTCGGCCTGCATCTTGTCCCGAATCTCTTGCTCAGGCTTCCCGGTGCGGCTGGTGTAGTCGTTGACGATGGCGCCCTCGATCTTTTCCAGCACGTCGGCGGTGTTGCGCAACTCTGTCTTGTCGCCCCAGGCCATGCCGCTGGCGTTGTGGATCATGAAAAACGCGCCGTCGGCCATCTCGATTTCGTTGCATGCCAGGGCAATGCTCGTCGCAGCCGAAGCGCACAGGCTGTCAATCTTCGCAATGGTCTTACCTCGAAAAGCAGAGATTGCGGCCATGATGGCGCGGCCTTCAAACACATCACCGCCGGGGGAGTTGATGTGGATGTTCAGCGTTTGCACATCACCGGCCTGGTTGATGGCCTCGACCACGGACAAGGCCGATACGCCCCAGTCCGCGCTGATGACGTCATAGATATAGAGGCTGGCGGTGTCGCCGTTCTTGGAGACGTTGAATGGGCGCGGCTTGTCGGCCTTGTTGTCAACGATCAGGCGTAGTAGTTTGTTCATGCTGTAGCCCCTTCAGGCTTTGGTTGCGTTTGCGGCTTGCTGGGGTCAAAGATGACGTCGCCGCCTTCAACGGGTGGCATGCCCTTGCCCTTGCGGACTTCATTCACGGTCATCCAGCCAAACCCTGTACCCGGCCCACCCAGCGCGGCGCGGTTGTAGTCGGCCTGGGCCTTGCTGTCGCCTTCGATCAGGTCGCCCAAATCGAAGCGGACAAACTTGCCGTTGTCGCGTGGGAACAGTTTTCGGTTTAGCTCTTGCTCCAGCCGCTTCAAGTGCAGGCGCAGGGTGTGCATGACGAAATCGCGGGCCTGCTGTTCGTAGCCAGCCCCAACGGCAGAAGCGCCGGTTGTCTCGCCAATCATGTGTGGCGGTACGCCGAATGCGCGGGCAATGTCCACCACTTGGAACTTTCGGGCTTCCAGTAGCTGGGCATCTTCTGCCGACAAGCTCAGTTCACGCGCCTTCAATCCCTCTGTCAGCACCAGGGGCGTGCGGTGGAAGTTCTCAGAGCCTGAGTATTTGTTCTGGAAGGCGGTTTGTAGGCGGGCGATCTGCTCTTCGCCCATCTTGGTAGCGGCTTCCAGGATGAAGCTGGGGTGCGCGCCGTTGGCAAAGAATTTGCCGCTGTAGTCATCCATTGCCAGCGCGTTGCCAATGGCGTTTTTTGCGCCGTAGGCAATCACGCTCATGGAGCGCACGCCATCAAAACCGTGGCCTGGAAAGTGCAGGATGTCCGATGGCTCAAGCCATGTCGTAACCCCGAACTCCGGCATGGTGATGTAGTAGCGCACCGATCCGTCAGGCATGCGCCATGGTTGCACAGCGCCCCATGGCAGGGGCTGCAGGGCGGCCACAGATCCATTCATGCGGCGGCGAATCCAGGTGAAGCCGTCGCCGCGCAAGAGCTGCTCAGAAACCTTGTTATCCCAGTGGCTGGTGGCGGTGTATTGCTCGTGCGGCTGCTCGTTCAGCAGGTACCACAGGGCATCTCGTGGCAGCTTCACTTCGCTGTCGCCGGTGGTTTGCAGGACGTCAAGGCGCAGGGTGGATATGGAACCGGCGATTTTCTGGCGACACGCTGCCACAGCAGAAACCCGCTGCGCAGAGATTGGCGTCACGCTGATTCCGGATGCGCCCGGCGTCACACCGAAAGAATCCAGCACCGCATCGCTGTAGGTGACGTTTTCCGGGCGCACCTCTCCCTGGCCCGACTTGAACAAGTCAGCCAATTTAGAAAAGATGCTCATTAGAGTTCTACAAAGCCTTGTGTTATTTCGCCCGTTGCGGGGTTGAGTGACATGAGGGTGACGGCGTTGAACAGCGCTAAAAGTGTGTCAATCTTGGCGCTGCCTGCCGCCTGCTTAGTGATGATTACGGCATTGCCTCGCGGCTCCACCTTGGCATTGCCAACAGTCCAAGCCATCAGCGGCTGGCCCGCATGAATGAGTACGCCCTCAGCCAGCTTGCGCTCTGCGGTTTTTATCGCGCCCGTCATGCGCCACCCCTGCTGAATGCCAACGATCTTTTCCGCTGGCAAATCCGCCTCTGCCAAAGCGTCCGCGATGCCTCCCAGCCCTGCCGGGTCACAGCCGATCTTGTCGAGCAGTCCCCGCGCTTCAATTAATGAACAGATGCTGGCAACGTCTGCCACATCATCCCCGATGTGCTTCACCAGCGTTAAATCGCCGTCTTTAGCGAAGTCATGCAACCGGCTGGCTATGTCTTTGCGGCGCTCTAAAACGCTTGGGTGCGCCCACGCATGAACCCATGCAAGCCACTC